CTGTGTTTGTACCGTTTGTGCGGTTAAAGGTTCCGCTTCCGTTAAATGCCATTTGACTTATCTCCTCGCTTTATCTTATAATATCATTATAACTTAATAAAGGCAATGTTATGTTTACTAATCTAGACCGTTTTATGCTTACTATAGTTTTCGCGCTACTCATCGGTGACGACCTCCGCGAGTGGTTTAGCCGCTTGTCGACCTATCTCGGTTTCTAAGGCAGTAGCTAAAAACTTATTAATAAACCGCTCCGTGTTGCGCTCTGTGCCGCTTCTTAGCATCGCTTTTAGTGCGATGGGGTCGAACATGGACGCTACAAGCGCGTCAGCTACTTTGTCGCCAGTATACTGCCCGATTTTACTAAGCCCTTTGCCTGCCGCAAAGCCGGTGATTGCGCCGCCTGTATCACCAATACTTGACCCACCAGCGGTTAATGCAACCGTTTGCAGTGCGCTGTATACGCTGTTATCTCCTGCCTTCTTGCCGAGTATCTTGTTTAGCTGCTGCGCTGCTGCGGTAGACGACTGGCCTTTGCTCGCTAGGTTGCGAAGCTCCTTCGCCTGCGCGTCTGAAATTAGGTCATCTTGTAGTCGCCGTAGGTTTCTATAGTGCTGCTCGCCGAAAAGCTCCTTTATATATTCTTTGTTCTGCGTAACGAAACGCTTAACCCCTGAGGGCGTCGGGTTGCCGGTCGTCCCTATCGCTGCTTTTCGAAACGCTTCTGCTGTTGACTGCTTGAGCGCGTCTTTCGCTTCTGTCGTCTTCGCTGCGCGGAGTGCTTGTTTAATCGTTGTCTCTTTCCCGTCGACGAGCGCATCTACGACCCTTTCGTCTGCGATTCTGTAGTCTCCGCGCTCTTTTTTAAGCGTTCTACCGACTACGCCGCGTTCAAAGATTTGCCCCTGCTGCGCTCGTAGGGCTTTCCCCTTGTTCCATATGGCGACCTGCTCGGGTGTAAACCCCCCTGTCTTCATCGCTTCATCTACGCTGTTATCTAGGCTTTCGACTACTTGCGTTAATAGCTTGCGCTCTCTGTTGGTCGCTCCTTGCATTAAGTCGGTAGCGGCTGAGCGAAGGTTTTGGACTTGCTCCCACGTATTAGCGTAGGGCTGGCCTGTAGCCTTGGCTACATTTTCAGTCGCTGCAAAGTCATCAATTAGCTCTTTGACCGCAGGCGTAAGTTCGCGCCCCTTAACCTCTTTGCCGCTTAGCTTCTTAGCAAGGGATTGCACGTCTGCGTTAGCTTGCTTTAAGTCAATAATGCTCGTCCCTTCCGGGTCAACTGCTTCGTATAGTGCGCTTACTTTGCGCTTAGAGGCTTGTAGGGCGTCATCCATGCTTTCGCGTATCGCTTCCCCACGCGCTGCTTTACTCAGCGTTGCCTCTGGCATAAGCTCATTCGCTAACGACGTTTGTGCGCCCATGCGTTCTAAGTCTCTTGCTGCAAACGCTTGTGCGTCCTCTCGTCCTGAGCGCCGTAAAGCTTCCTCTAGCGCGGCAAGCCCTGGGTCACCTGTCGTCTCTGCTACTCCGCGCTCTGTAAGCGTTTCAGCGCCCTCAGCGCGTGCTATGGCTCCTATAAGCTCGTCAGCGTTACGGGTAGCGTACCCCTCAATTAACTCTCTAGCTGCGTCCTCTGCGCCTGCTGTGGTAAGCTTACGCGCCCCTCTGTAGGTCGCTTTCCCTGCTGCACCGACTCCGGGAATAGCTGCGCTGATAGCTGCCTCAAGTAGACCACGCTTAATGCGCTCCTCCTTGCTGCGCTCTGTGCCGCCTAAATACTCCGCCAGCTCGCCGCCAAGCTGCGAACCAGCCGCTCCGCCTGCTACACCCCCGGCAAACGTTCCAGCCCCTGGTGAGGCAAATGAGCCGCCTAATGCGCCTAATGCGCCGCCACCTATGCCGCCGACGGTTTCGCCGATCATCTCGCGGCCTTCTGGCGTCTTCGCGTATTCGTAAGCTGCGCCGGTGCGCTCAGGGGTAGCGTACTCGGCTAAGCCGCGACCACCGCCGAGAATTGCGCTTATCGCGGCTTCGAGGGCGCTCGGTTGCTGTTCGCCGAACATCATGCCCTCTGGTCCGCTGGGGCGGCTGGGGGCGGCGGAACGCTCTCTTAACTCTCGTAAAGCGCGTAGTCGCTCAAGTCGTGCTAGTCTTTCCTCGTCAACCATGTTTACCTTGTCGCTATTATTTCGTCGCGTGAATAGCCCATTTTTAGGTATTCTTGCTCTTCAGGTGTTAAGTCATCCCCGCCGAGTGCCGCAGTCTTAGCTACTTCGGTGCGTGGAGCGACTGCGCCGCCGGTCACTATTCGCGCGATTAAGTCGGGGGAGGTTTGCCCTGATAGAATATCGCGTGCTAGGCCTTCCCTCGCTTGTCGTGCTGTTAGAATGTCATTCTTCCAGCGGTCGAACTCTGTCGACATTATATCAAGCGATTCGATTGCCGACTTACCTTTAAGCTCCAAAACCTTCCGGCCAATATCTCCCTCGGTCTGCGTCCCTGCTGCCATCTCGACGATGCGGTTGAGTCCGCCTTGAACTGTCTGAGCAATCGCGTTTGCGTCCTTGTCGCCGAATATCGCTGAAAACTGCCGCTTAAGACTGTTAGACCAGCCCGATGGGTTGCTAAGGTCTTCGCTAGGAAACTTTTGCTTTAGCTCGTTAAACCGCTCTACAAGTCCAATGACTTCGTTTTCAACCGGTACAAGTTTGGTGCTCGTGTCGACTAGTTTTGTAAGGGCTTTTTCTGCCATCTTATCGCTTAGTGCTTCTGTGCGCCCAAGATTGACGACTGTTTTTGGCGACCTGGCGGCTTCGCTGTACTGTCCTAACCCAGCCTCTTGCAGAGCTTGCTCCTTGAGTAGCGCGTTCGCTATGCTGCGTTGTTCTTTGCGCTGCTGCATGTTCTCTTTCATCATAAGCGCCTGCATTAGTGCGTCCTCTTCTGCGCTGCGTGTGGCGCTCTCTTCGACTAGCTGGCCAACTACGCCGCTAAGCTCAGGACTGTATTCGTAGCTGCCGCTAGCAAGGCTCTCAGGCTTTATGTCGCCGCTCCTTATGCCGACTTGCAACGCTAGTGCTTCACGGGTAAGCGCGTCCGCTTCTTGTCGCCCCGACTCTATGCCGTAGCCAGCTAAGCCGCCGCCGATGAAGTTTTTGAGGACGTTAGCGAGTAGGGCGTCTTTCCAGTTGTCTTGCGTTACTCCTTGGAGCGGCGTAGATAGGATGGCGCCACCAATTCCGGTGTACAAGTTTTGCATCCGCTCCATTTGCATACGTTTAATTTCATCGGTGAGTGCGCTCATTGTCTTATCCTTGTATATATCACCCTCTAGTCGGTGGCTGCGTAAATATAGGCGTTTGGTCGACGCCGCTATATAAGTTCTGCTCGATTATCGCTTGGTTTTGTGCGTCTATTGTTTGCCTGTCCTGCTCTCCTCTCGCTGCTATCTCTGCTAAGTAGTCGCGGAACTGTGGGCGACTCGCTGCGGCAGATAACTTAGTAAGGTCCAGCTTGTTGCGGCGGTCAAGTTTAGCCATCTTACGCGCAAAGTCTTGATTCGCTGCAAGCTCCTCACGTAGCCAATCATACTGCTGATTAGTAAGCGACTGCTGAAAACGCTGATCGAGTTCACGAAGCTGCATTTGGAAATCTCTCTCCGTCACACCCTCTTCGCGTGCAAACGCTTGTTGATCTTCACGTGCAAACGTATCCGCGAATACGCCGAGGTTCGCTAAGCCTATTTGCGTCTCTGCGCCGAGAAGTGCTTGCTGGAAGCCCGCTGCGCTTTGCATGTTTGCTATGTTTGTTTGCGTCTGCGCTTGTAAGTTAGCCAGCGATGTATCTATTTGAGCGGCTAGGTTTTGTATTTTTACCTTCGTCTCGCTGTCTAAGTTCGCTAGCTCTAGTTGCTGCTGCAAGTTTGCGCTAAGCATTTTTAGTTGCTGACCAGCTTCCCCTGCTGCAATTGCGCTTTGTTGCGCTGCTTGTAGCTGCGCCAGTCGCTCAGGTTGCCCGATTTCGCTAAGGCGCGATTGCTCTTGACCTGCGAACTGCATGGCCTGCGTTTGTGCGTTTAATCTTCGTTCGCCTTGGCTTTCGCGGAGTCGCTGAAGCTCTCTATTGTGTAACTCGCTTCCGACTGGAATCCCACGGTTTACGAGCTGCTGTGAGAGCGTTTGTTCTTCACGCGCGAACTCTGGCGCCATACGATCAGCAAAGCGGTTATAAAGCTCCTGCTCTATGCGCTGCCGCTCTTCAATAGCAAAGTTTTCGCGGTTTGCTGCCTGCGCTTTGTACTCTTCTGCGGTAGGCATGTACGGGTTTGCAAACTGCGCTTGAAGGTTTGCAGGAGTCTCCGGCGGTGGTACGCCTAACCCTTCAGCACGCGGCGCTTCTATCGGGGTAGGGGCTTGGACGGTAGGCGCTACGGCTTGCGGGGGTGGTTGCGTTGCCGCTGCTGGGGCAGTCATCTGCGGCATGTTTGCCGCTGGCGCTGCCGCTTGTACTATAGGGTCCGCCGCTGTGGCCGCTGGTGCTGCTGGGGTAGGGCGCGCAATAGGGGCGGCATCTAGCGGTGGGGGCGTGTTCGCTGACGCTTCCGGACCCATAGGCATAACAGCGGCGTTGAACATATCGTCGTCCGGCGTAACTGTCGGGACTGGTGGGGGTGCGCCCATGCCGCTATCTAGCCTAGTGTTTGAGCGCAAGAACTTCTTAGCTTCCGCGCTCCGACCCTGCTTGTTTAGATAGTCAAAACGTGTTTTTTGGCGCGGCGTTAATTGCGCTACTCTGTCCTGATTGTATGCCATTATAAGTAGCTCCCCTCTTCGTAAATCATATCAAACGATGAAATTGAAAACTCTGCGCCGGCCGCTTCTGCTTTAATAATTATTGCCGCGGCTCGCCCCAGTCCCGTAACATTACGCCACTCAGATTGGACGGTTCCAGATATTGCCCATTCTGCGGTATCCCACATAGCGATATCCCACTCTGCCGTTGTAGCGTATGTCGGCGTGATAGTCTGCGTTATAGTCTTGCCCTCGAAGTCCACGTCTACGCCGAAAGTAAGCACTGCTGTATTATTAGATCTAACATGCGCGCGAACAAGTTTGAAGTGTTTTTTGTTCGCCATGTTCCCGTAATAGTTATACGCCGTTTTAATTTCAAACGGTATTGCACGGGTGCCGTTGTCGCTGCGTGTGTTCCCATATTTGTATACGTTCGGATCTGAGCTTGTGCCGCTAAAATATAGATCTCCGTCAAATACAACAAGCGCAGAAGGGTTTAGGTTCGTGAACCTGCACCACGCCCCGGTTTTCGTGTTCATAACGAGTTGTACGGATTCCTTGTCTTCAATGATCGGCGCGTTAATAACAAGTAATTGCTCTTTTGCGTAATTAACACACTGCCAGCCGAACGTATCTACCTTATCGCGCGTAAGCTCGTTAAATGCATTATCGATTTTATCGGTAAGCTTAACGTAATTTATCTCTGCTCCGGCTGCTGCGACTACGCTAGATATTGGGATTACTCCCTCTTGAGTAAGTAAGATTATGTCTGAACCGAGAGGGTACGCGGCACGGCGGCCAAGCGGCTCCGATATGTAAAAACGGTTTACGATAGTCCAGTTGGAGGCGCCGGGGTCGTCACCGCCATATATAAGCATTTCGCCCGTGTTGCTTATCACGACTAAAAATTCCTGCATTCCTGATCCGTCATCGCGGGACCATGTGACGCATAGCTGTATGTAGCCGCCATCTCTGAACACGCTCGATAAATCTAGCTCCGTAGTAGCGCCGGAATGCGCCCCCGCTGCTGCATACCAAATAGACGCTGTGTCTTTCTCAACGTAATACGCGCGGCCCTTGTAATTGGTTACGTGGACAAGGAAGGCGGACGTAAGGCCGGACCCGGTTATCGTTAAGTCGGATCTTGTCGTCCCGTTGTATTGCTGTGGGACGTCTGAGCCGTTTACCAATATTAAAACGCCGTTCATTGTTACGTGCTGCCATTTATCAGACGTCGGGGTCGTGCCCGATAAAGCTGTCGGACTGTCCTCGGTGGTTAAATCGAAAATGAACGAACTAACGCAACCAATGAGCTTGCGCGTGCCGTCTGCTTTGGAATACTCAATAAGCGTCTTAAAGCTCACAGACCCGCCGCCTACAGGCCCCGCCCCAGGGTCGAACTGAGTATGGTTTAAGAAGCCGGGACGTAGCTCTATATAACGGTTACGCGGTATCACGTTATCAAGAACTAGCGCATCTGTGGCTTGCATATCCGCTTCAGGGTCGCGGGCATTCCAGCCGCCCACTGGCGCCGCAAACGAAGCAGATTGTGAGCGCATTTTGCTAGGCATATCTACCTCGTCGCGCGTAAGGAGAACCTAGTTCTCGCATCCCCTCTTCGCGCTCTTCGTCCGTTAGAGGTTGCTGAGGTTGCTGCGGCTGGCTGGGCGGTGGTGATGCTAAGCCTGGCGCACGTCCCGCTGTGGGGCGCCCGTGGTGCTGTTGCTGCATCTGCTGCATAACTGCCTCGACGTCTTCTTCGACGAGCGGCGCGATATCACCTCGCTCTATGCGGCGCCTGTCTTCTTCTGTGTTTTGGTATTCTGGGAGCGTCGGGTCGAGGCCGTAGTTGCCGCGTACGCCCTGCTCCATTCTGTCGTAAATGCTGTGAATTTGCGCTGTGTGGACCTTGTATTCGTGCTCGCTGATGTTGCCGGCGTCATACACGTTTTGGATGCCCTGAAGAGCTACTGATCTATCTGATCCAAAGGTTTGGAGGTATAAGTCGTATACTTGCTCGTATGTCGCATCGCCTTTGAGTTCGCCGCCCTCCACCAGCATGTTGTACATTACGCCGATGCTCTGACCCATTGCGACGCTCTTCGGATCGCCGATTAAGATTACGTTTAGTGGGTTTAGGTCGCCTATAAGCTGCCCACGCGCTGCGCCATTTGGCCCTTTGAATGGGTCTGTGCGTCCATCTCCTTGCCCCGCGACTAGTTCCTCCATGCGTCTACCGTCGGGGAGCCTTTCGTCTTCATGAATCATAAAGTCGCCGTAATATCTCTTGTTCCCCTCTTTGCGAATGAGTCCAATATCGACCCAAGTGTCTTGAATCTTTTCGCGCATCACCTGATATTTGTCTTTATCGCTCCCGAAGTGCGCCGCCCCCAATCCGATGATCCCCCCGATTACCGCGCCGATTACCGTTCCCCACGGGCCGAAGTAAGACCCCGAACTCGCTCCGGTGGCTATCGCGGAAGCTATCATTGACGCGCCGACGACAATCGCGCTGCCCGATAGCGCGCCCTGAGCTGTGGCCTTCGCTGCGTCGCTGCCGCTAGCGTTAGTTTGTCCGGCACTGGTCCATACGTCGTACAGCCCGTAAGCGCCGCTAGCGACTAGTGCGGCCCCTGCCGCGCCTTGGAAGTATGCGCCTGCGCTTGCTCCGCTCGCTTGGCTGGTCGTTTGGCCGGTCATTTGGCCAGTCATTTGGCCGGTCGTTTGGCCAGTCATTTGGCCGCTTGCTTGGCCGGTCATTTGGCCGGTCATTTGGCCAGCCGGTACGCGCGTTGCGCTTACTAGCTGAGGTGCCGAAGGTGCAGAGGTGTAGGCGGTGTTGGCTAATTGGCTTGTCGCATACGCTGAACCCGCGCCCGTCGCGGTCTGCGTGAGCTGCCCGGAGCCTCCGCTTGTGGCTGTTGTGCCTGCTGTGCCTCCGCCTGCGCCTGTGGCTGTTGTCGATGGGACACGCTGAGCGCTTACTAGGACAGGTGTCTGGGGGGTGCTTCCACCACCTAGCCAATCGCCTACCACCCCAGTGGCATAGCCTCCTACGGACTGGCCGATTTGGCCGGCTGCCCCGCCTACTACTATGTTCGTTAGCTGCTCGCCCATCCCTGGTGCTCGCGGTCCCTCCGGTCCCTGTGGGGCTGGTGGGCGGCCGTTTGGCCCGAAGAAATTCGCTTCCATCTGTGCGCCTAATTGCGCGTTTGCCGCTTGCACGCTCTGCGATTGCGCTATCTGAAGGTACTGCTGTATAAGACTTGGCGGCTGGCGCTTGAGGACAACGTACTGCTGCGTAGAAAGCTGATTGCGTATCTCGTCGGGTATTTGCGTCATGATCCGAATCCTGTGTCTGGTGTGTTAATGTAGCTAAGTAAGTATGGGACGTTTGGTCCCGCGAGGTTAAGCGTTTTACCGCCGTTTAGCGCATGGGCTTGCCTGCGTAACTGCTTTTCATATTCATATAAAGTGCGGTCAAATTGAAGACCGTTTCTATACATAAATTCGGCTATAATACCCATCTCTAGCGTCTTTTCGTCTATCAAGCTATAGTCGTCGTCGTCTTCAAACGTGTTGTATAGCACGTCTGAATACGCCCATGTGATATTATCGTCTGAGGCGCTTCCGCTTGTATGCGTTGGCGGCGTCGCTCCTGCGGTTCCTGCGGCTGTCGTTTGGTATATGTTGCCGTCATACGAACAGTATTGGTTCGCGTCAAACGTCTCGCTCTCTGCCCATAGCTTCGGAAGTATCCAGTTTTTTGAGCGGTAGAGGAAGCTATATGTGTCCGCGCTACCCGGCGTCGGAAAGAGGTGAAGGCGCTCAAGACCGTTGCCGCGGACTGTAAAGCGTACACGCGGGGTAGTGCCGCCTATGCCGTAGGTGCGGTACTCAAATTCTTGCGGCTGTATCGGTCCAATAAGTGGGAATTGATTCGTTTGATCCCACATCGTTGAGCCAACAAAACGATCGAAGTCAACTGGCAGAGAATACGTTGCGTCACTCGCTGTAAGCGTAATGGTTTCGCGTTTAATTAGTTGCGGCCACTCAAACCGGCTTACTGCTATGTCGCCAATGCGCTCAGCTATTGCGACCAGTTGGCGGACTTGGTTGTCGGTGCTTGTAGCGACGGTGGAGGGAACAGGTAACGACAGCTCGCGCGTTACGTTGTCAATCATGTTTAGTATTGTCATCTATCCCCCCATCCGGCTTACTTTTTCTTTTTTTCGAGCTTAGCTACCTTTTCGGCAAGCTCTTCATACTGCTTCAGTAGTTCTTTGTTCATGTCGGCTAGCGCGTCATTCGCTTCTTTGAGGTTCTGTACCTCTTCTGGATCTGCTGTCTTAGCCGCTTTGAGCGATTGAATTTCAGTTTTATACTGCGCATCGAGTTTATCAATTTTATCGAGTAGCTCGCGTTCAACGGCTCCCCCTTTTAGTTTCTCAAGCCATACCGCTGCGTCCGTTCTGTTCTTTCTAGCGTGTCCGCCTATTTCGCTGATGCGCTCATCGGATATTTCCGCTAACTGTTCAACCGTGTATACGCGGTTAGAGCGCAGGTTTTCAAGCTCACCCGCTGAAAGATTGCCGCTCGCTTTTGCGTAGTCGTTTAAAAGCGTCCCTACTATGCCGTGGCTGCTTTGGTTCGCTTCATACGCTGCCCACTGCTGGGGGTATTTAAGCTTATCGCTTTCGCGCATAGGGCGGCAAAAGTCGCTTTTTGAGTCGGCTATTTTGCGGATGTATGTGCGCGGCTCATAGATTGGGCGACCTTCGATTTTGCTCTTATAGCCCATGTAATGGTTGTACTCAAAGAACGTTACAAGTACACCTTTGTCTGCGTTCGGAAGCATACTGTTACGGTCGCGCGTAGTGTCATACGCATCTGGCGCCATCAAATTAACAAAATTATTATCCATATCTATCCCTTTTTTTAAAAAAAAGGAGCGACGGGGGGAATGGGCGAGCAACCCCCCTTAATGCCGCCCCCAAAACTGTTCGCCCTTTTGGTTACAACTCTATTACAAATGTATCGTTTAAAGCCATTATAATCGTTCCACCGGCTTCGGTGAATTTATTTCTCCACCAGTAAACCGGCTTTTGCGTTAAGTGTAAATCGTCCACTCCTACGCGCTTCCCCCAGCCAGCCCGCTCTGGCTCGCTGCTTACTTTAATCGCGATATAGTCACGCGCGACTCGGTGAAACTCTTCTACTGTCTTATCTACGTCTTCAGGCTTTAGGTGCTCCAACATGTCAGTCGACATAACGACATCTACGTGTTTATCGGCAAAAGGTAGTTTGGTACTCTCTCCCCACATTACGGGGCGGTTTAATATGTCCGCTTTGTTTACGGCTACTAAGCTGGCTTCTAGGCCCATTGCCTCTTTGCCATACTTTCGTAAAGTGCTTACAGCCGCGCCGATTGAGGCGCCTACATCTAACACTGTTTTAAATCGCAGCTCTTTAGTCATGTATTCGATAAGTCCGTATGAATGTGAATACGCCGGGTTCTCATGGTAGCCGATGCTGTATAAATCGTCATAAACTTTCTGATAAAAACTTGTCTGGGATTGCTCGTTTGTCATCTAAGATCGCCCTCATTGCTTGTTTGTTGTCTTCTATGTTGTGTTCTCCGCGCTTGCCCTCAACGATTGTTGTCGGTGCATTCGCGTAGAAATTCATGCCGCATATATAAAGCCTTTTCGGGTTGAAGCGTAGCAAGTGATACGCTGCAAGTACTCCCGTAAACGGCTGCTGTACTACCTGTATTAGTGGCCTAAATTCTTTGTTATACGCCTCTGGCGGTGTGCCGCGCATTAGCTTTTCGGCTGGCCTGCTAGCATATCCGTAGTAGCCTATGCCTTTTGCAGTCGCCCACGGCTTCATGCTTTCGCCATATGGACTACCTGAGTTCTGACATACAAACTCTAGGTTTTGGGGCGGCTGGTTCATGAATGCCGCCATAATGCCAGCTATGCACCCACCGTGATACACTGCGCTCGTATACCCGTATTTGCCTTTACCTTCCTGCCAGAAATAGTGGTTATTAATGCTGACAACGAAGGGGGTGGAAATGGAGGGGAGTTCGTACTCTGGAGCGCCCCCCCATAAAACAACGTCCTGGTCTGCGACTAGCTCGCGTATAAACTCGCCCATTTATACTCTAGTCTTGTGAGTTGGTTCTCATACGTCCAGCGGCAAAGAATGCAGCCGATCCGCCCGATTCTGCGCCTACTAGCTTGAGCCCTTGAATACAATCTGAGTTCGTAGATACGTCATCTATGTGACCCGCTGTAGTCGTAGTAAACACTTTAACGTTTGCAGCCGCTGAACCGCCAGAAATGGCTTGTACTGTTCCGCTTCCGCTTATTACTACCCAGCCATATACAGCAGTAGAAGAACCATCAAGGGCGACTTGCGCTACTCCTACGGCTGTCGGCTCAACGCCTGAGATCGTAGTCGTAAGCTCTTCAATGGTGTAATCGTCATCGATTTTAACTACTGCGTACTGCGCTACTGCTGCGTCAGATTTAACGTACATATACTCGGCTGCGTATGAACCGGATGAATCCGTTCCACACACGATTGTTCCAAGTGCGAATTTTTGCTCTGTGTCGGCCAAGTCGAGGTCGATACCGAGCGCTGGTGTTACAAAATGTTCTGCCATTTTAAATCTCCTAATTATTTTATTTTTAGTGCTTTTAAGTAATGCCTTTTTTTTAGTTTGATTCGTGATATCGTAATCTGACTAACATTGTACATTTCACCTATACGTCTCTGGCTATATGCTCCCTGTTCGATCAGTTCTAATATCTCAAGTACTTGCTCATCACTCAACTTCCTTCTCCCCCAATGTCTAAACCTCTTTAGCATATCGTTGAAGTTATCTTTATGAGTCCCTGCATAAAGGTGCTCGGGATTGACACACCCTGGATTGTCGCAGTGATGACATATAATCAACCCATCAGGGATTGCCCCTTCAAATATCATATATGCCATTCTATGAGCTGGTACTTGCTTGCCTTCAAACCAGAATTTGCCATAGCCTTGCCGACTTTTCGTAGATTGCCACTCATGGCACCCCGTAGAATCGACAAGAACTTTTGACATAAATCTTTCTATTAAAAGCATAGTGTTTTCAACTACTTATCAATCTTTTAAAACGCCCTGCAAGAATGCATTGCTAAGCGTCATGTTACCGGCCCAAACGATGAGTTTAACCATCGCGTCTTGGTTAACGGCTACGCGCTCACCGTCAAGTGGTACGAAGTTCCGCTTTCTGTGTGGGCGAAAGTGTATGTAGTTCGTGTTAAGGAAATACATATGATTCGTTGGAGCGTCTCCGCCGTATCCACCATCAAGAACTACGTCGCCGCCCATGTACTTAAGGCTAGCAAACCCAGCTTGCGCCATCTCGTCAGAAGCAATCCGCTGGATGCTTTGGAGCGACTCAAGGTATAGGGTGTAATAGTTATTGTCGGCAACCATCAAATCCGGCTTGTCGGTTCCTCTGCAAATGTTGACAAATATCTCGTTCATATACTGCTGGATATTTGAGGCTGTTGCAGCGGCTCCACCGTCTGTCGTTGCGTCATATGCATAGTTTCTAAAGAAGCTATACGTAGCGCGGTTAATTCCGCCGACTGTTCCCGTCGATGGCGCGTCAGCCACGAGCAACTGTAGGCCGCCGATTTGCTTAGAGCTGTCGGCTGTCCCGTCACTGTAGATGTCCGCTGAGATGTTGTTTGCAAGCGTTCTTTCTGCGTTAGTTATGCGAGACTCTAGGAGGTCGATAACTTGCTCAGCGCCTGAGTTTTGAAGCTCTTCAAGCCCGCTCATCGTTACCGCCACAGCAGCTTGCTTGATGTTAAACTCGGCTGCGCTAAATACGTCACTTGGTGAAATATCAAGCGTCTCATATCCGCTGTAACGCTTAAACGTTGAGTTTTCAGCGTAATCAAGCTCTTCCACGATGGTGCGTCCGCCGCTAAACGGTCGAATCTTCCCTTTGGTTTTAAGCCTAGTGAGAAGCGCGTTATTCGATGTTACGTTATCCGCAAGCTTTTTGCTGCGGCTTCTGAGGGTTGTCGTTACCAGCTCAGAGAGATTTGGTGATGCCATTTTATTTATCCTTTATTTATCCAGCTAAGTTTTTCCAGTTAGCTGCAAGCTGTTCGCGCAAAGACATGTTAGTTTGTGGAGCCTCTTCAAACGTTGAAGCGCTACCAGTTACGGACGCGCCTAGTGTTTTCGCTTTTTGTACCTTTGCCGCCGTTGAAGCTCTACTGCTGTTTATCGCTTCTGCGGCGTGCGGGTTAAGCGCTAACGCTCGTTTGTAGGCGGTTTCGAGCTTGTCGCGTAAGGGCATTTCGGGGTTTACTTGGCTTATCATCTTGAACTCCTCTATAAGAGGTTGTTCAAGCGCTTCCCCTGGGTTAATTAGTGGGAAACGTGATTTGCCGTTTTCGTCCGTCTCTGACCTAAACGCGCTAACCTCTGCCGCTACTCCCTGCTCGTATTCCCTGCGCTCTCTCTCTGCTAGTTGCTGCTGTTGCTGCTCTATGCGTTGTTGTAGCTCGGTTATACGGCTGTCTTCTTGCGGCTGACTTGCAGCGTTATTGTTGCTGACGTTGAGTACTCGGGGGTTAACGCCGTAGCGTTTTGCAAGCTCTTGTATGCCGTTTGCTGCGGTTTCTGGGTTGGAAAGGTATTTATGCCACTGGTAGAACTGTTCTAGGACCTGTGGGGTAACACCTTGCCGCGCCATGTCTTCGCGGTGTGGGGCAATGTAGCGCTCTATCTCCTCGATTTGCTTCTCTCGTTCAGCTACTTCTTGGCTGCGCTGCGTTATGTAGCGGTCCATATCTTTCTGCCGTCTGATAAGCGCTTTTTTCGCTTCGGCTGGGAAAGAATTAAACGCCTCCTTTTCTTCAGCGGTCCAGGAGTTCGGGGCCGCTAAGATTTCCTCAGTTTCCGCATCCTCGGTGGGGGCGTCTGCTGAAGGCTCTGCGGTCTCACTGCCGTCCTGGTCTTTAAAATCTGTTTGCTCGCTTTCTTCTTTCGCTTCTAGGCGCTTGTCGAACTCGTCATCTTCAAAGCCTAGATCCTCGCTTGTCATGTCAAGCGCTTGTATCGTCTCTCGTAATGTGTCGCCTACTGTCTCAATATTGTCCGTATTGTCGCCCATGTTTTTCCCTCGTGTCTATAATTATTTTTACTTTTTTAGTCCAGTTTGATACATCGTTTTAATTATATCATTCCGTACGCTCTCGCGGTCAACGCTTGGCGCCCTTGGTGTTTGCGTCTCGTTGCCTATTTCAACGCACCCATGAGCGCGAGTAGTTTTTCGGAAGTTTGATTTACTCGTATACCACAAGCCGTTACACGGGTGCTGCATTCCTTCGGGCACGTCATCTGTTATAACGTAATGAAAGTGCTCTTTGTCTGTGCGCTCGTGACGCTCAACGACTTTCCCCTGTTTTTTATCGTATACGTATGTCTTTCTCATCTTCCGCCCCCTTGTTTTATTTCTACTATTGGGGGAGCGTCACCGAAGAATGTGCCGAGCAAGTCAAACGCCGAGCGCCCTAGCGCAATAACACAAACGACTATTAAGAGCCATTTGATCATGTCCCTGTGTAACGATACTAGCGTATCTACTTTCTCGCCCAAAACTTCTATCGCTCCCCGTAATTCTTGGAGAGAACGATTACCGTCCTCTTCCACATTAATCCACTTCTATATAAATAAGGTGCCCGGCTACACTTATTGCGGCGCTTAGCTCTAAGTTAAGTAGCGTACCAACCGACGTCTCAAACCATCCGTGGGGTAGGAACCCGCTTTGTATCGCAACCGCGCTTTGAGCGCCCATTTGACCTGTAAGCGCCGTGCCTCCGGCCCCGTCTTCGAAGCGAATTGTTACCGTGCCTGTTGTGCTTATGACATACCCTAGTACGCGAATCTTCTTTCCCGATACTGCCGCTATCACCGTATTATCCCCGGATGAAGCTACCGCAATCGCTGCGCGCTTAATCGGTGCGCTTTTTACTTTGTTGTTACTGTCTAAGTAACATATGTCACCGCTTACGTCATATACTTGATTCATGGGTCTCTCCTTACCTTATTATATATTACTGAATCATAAGTATGAACAGCAATTCATCCTCATCGTCGTACTGCGTCATCGCTATCTTACGAATTTCGTCGGCAATCCGTTCGGATTCGCTAATCATCTTATCGGCCTGCTCTTTTAGACCTATTAACCCAAAAACGGCTCGTTGTGAATCCTCAATTTCTTTTAAGCGTTTTTGCGCTTCCATTAGCTCAATAAGTAGCTCGCGGCTTTCTTCAAGCGATAGTCCGTCAAAAGCTTTTGGGATGGACTTTGGAATATCTTCTAGTACCGCGCGGCGTTTTGTTTCAAACTCTTCCACTTTTTTCGTTACCTGCTTAACAGCTTTTCTCGTTATCTGTTTTTTCGGCAGTCGCTTACGCATCTGCTTTCTTACTTCGCTTTCGGTGGGGATGAGCTGAGGCCCCCAGTGGCCGCCGGTCTCCTCCTCTACTACTACAGCGCCGCCTCTATAATAGTTAGAGGCGTAATAATTTGAGCTATAATAATTAGAATTATAGTAGCTCATGACCCATCTGTCGTTACGCTCGTCCTTTGACCGTTAGCATCAACGGTCGCAGTTATACGGTCTTTACTGTCGGCGGCGTCTCTAATTGTGACAGTCGTGCCCGATACCGCTAGTTTTCCGGCGGCTTCCGCTCTCATTAAACGTAGCTGCTCCTCGAACGTCTCTGACCCTTCCACCGTATATGTAAATAAGTCAGCAAGCGTATGGTCGGATAACGTAGAAACGTTTTTCCCGGAATCCGTTATTGTCGTACCTGTCGAATTGTCCGTTATCCCGCAGTGGAGTCCTTTTACTGTAACGGTCCCGCCAGTCCCATTTATTGTGATTGGCGCACCCGACCATAGCACTATGTTGGTTGTGCTGCTCCCTGAGGTTGTTACCACCAGCGCTTTCGGCGTCCCTCTAAACTCTACATCGCCGCCGCCGGTCGTTATTGTATGCGTTCCGCCTCGGTTGACTTCTATTGAGACGGTACAGTCTGCGGTGAATGTCCAAGTCCCCCCGCCGTTCCACTCTCTGACGTTTAGAGACGTTGTTTTCGTTACACCGCTAAAGTCGATGCTGGGAGCACCTGAACCGGCTACGCTACTAAAACACCCTTTAAATGTTAAGACGTCATTACTCACGCCTGAAGTTGATGCGCCTGTAAATGTGCCACCCAACGCTACCTTCTCTAGGTAACCGTAGCAATCTAGTGTGACATTCCCGAGTTGGCACTCTTGAATAATATACGGGCTGCCGTTTGTCGCCGTCCCAACTCCCGTAACGCTAATCGATTGGTATATATATGACCCGCTTATCTCTTGTCCGTTTAGATCGAGAAACCAACCGCGACCGATTAGGTTGGTATTGACGGTCGACGCATTTAGAGTGATTGTGCTGCCGTTGGCTATTCCGGTGAGTGCTTGCGCATAACTCACAATAAGCTGGTCCACTCTCAAGGTAGCGGTGGTTAGCCCCGAAGCCGCATAAAAACGAATTCTCACTTTTCCAGCGTTGCTACCGGTTCCTACGTGCCCAATTAATAGATCGTAGGTTTCAGTTGAATCGTTGCCCCCGTTTGTCCCCGATAGCGTCCCTATCTGCTCCCAAGCTGCTCCGACCCAATCATACGCGAACACAGATAATGTATCGTTTTGTCCGTTTAATCGGCCAACGAATTTAACGCTTGTGGGAATGCCGCTGTTTCCAATATCGAACTGGTAGTATAGCTCCATTGCGCCTGCGCTATCTGTATGCTCGTGGTACGTCCCATCTAGCGTTTGCGTATCCGTAAACGTCCCTGAGCTTTGCGTACCCGTCGTTAAAGTGTAAGATTCGCATATGTCGTTAATCGCTGCCCCAGCGATTGCGATATCCCCTACCTGCGATTGAGTCGCTGGGTAGTTGTCTCCCACAAGCCCTGTGCCGTCGTACTGGCTTTCAAGGTTATTTGCTGCGCTAGTATCTCCTGATATCCTAGTTACATCGACAGAAAGCGCGTCGCTATTCCCAATCAAGCTATCATACGTATTCGCTGGAACAACGGTAAAGCTCTCACGTACAGGTAGGTGCGTTGTGTTGTCTTGTACCTTAACGACAAGCGGTCCTAGAGTAGCTGTGTCGGTCGTGTTAAGTGCGACAGTATACCAGCCATCGCTATCATGCGTGGGCGCTGTGGCGCTGTTTTTATTCGCGAAGGCGCCCCAGTTCTTACTTATCTGCACGTCGGTTGCGGCAAGCGAAAGCCCGGTTTCCTCAGTTACGCCGTCGGTTCGGTCTAAAAAGGGGCCGATGCGAATGGTGACAGCAGTTGATTGCTTAAGCCACATGCTAGTAGCGTCTCCTTACGAACTTAGGGATAATGTGGGGGTGCTGACATAGCGTAAACGCTCCAATAGGTATTCCCATCATGACGGCCACCCCGTAGTTATATCGTAATTAAGTAAATCGGCTCTACTGGTCAGCGCGCGAATTTCGTTACGTTTCGTCACAAACGCTTGAATCGTATCTTTAACTTCTAGAAGTCTTGGCGCTTGCGTTGTCTGCGGTCTGTAGCTTGCATCGATATCAAGGAAAAAACGCACTTGCTCAGGCTCAGTAAATACAGCGTCGCCGCCGTAAATCGCGTTTAGTTTTTCTAACGCTAACTCTCTTAACTCTGTTAAGCGCCTTTCCTTAATTTTGGGCCTATCGTTGTAGTTCGCAATGAAATTTGTAACTTCAGTCGCTTTTGCTTCGTCGCCATCTACGTACCATTCCCCGACGCCATCTTTAAAAACTTCGCGCGTAGAATATAGCTGCTCTCTTAGCGCTTCGCGTAGGCCCTCTTTTTGTATGTACGTTATTTTGCTTCGCTGTCCTCTCATTACGCGACTCCTAGCATTTGTATCGGCGCTCGTGCGATATCAAGAGATAGCCCGGTACTTGCTGGGCTTGGCGCGGTTGCGCTGTATGTGCCTGCTTTATACTGGTACGTAAGGTTAATATGCTCGAATACTCCAAGAACGTTTGAACCGTGTAGTACCTGGTCGATGCCGTCAAAAACGGGGCTAATGTCTGTTTGGAGGTAAGTATAGTACCAACCTGGGTCCATTCGTACCGCGGTAAAGCTTGCTGTTTTTAATCCCGTTGTCGCTATGCTCACAGTGCCAGCATCTACGATTAGCGCCCCGGGGTTCCCTGTTTCGTCACATGCGTATATAGCTTGCGATACATCGCCGGCTCCTGCTGTAATTACGCCAATGCTTATGCTATCGCAGTCACCACCCAGCCAGAAAAACGGGGTATAATACTCGCGCCCTGCGGTTATCGACTTACCGCTATTAGTACCGCCGGTTAAGTGCCACGATATTTGAAACGGTAGCGTTGATACTAAGCCAGGGTAATTATAGTCGATACTTCTATGCGTAAAGTCGCAGGTTACGACAGCGTTTCCGCTTAAGCTTATTGCGGTAGGTGAGGTTATATCGTAGACACCTGCATCAAGCGTTGCATGAATTGCGTCCCGTGATAGCGTTGTCCCTGAAGCAGTGAACACGCCCTGGCCGATTTCAAACTCGTTGCCGTCACGAATAACGTACATAACCACATCGCCATCCCGAAAATGGTCGTTAAAAGCGATATAACCATCGAGCGCGCCCCCTAGCGTTATGGTGCCGGTGCCGGTAGTCGCTGTCGTTTCGAAGATAAACGGCCCCTTCACTCCGCGCCCTCCGTGGGTAAGTCCATTGCCTCCGCAACTGGGACGGCTACCCGACTACCGTCTGGCTTCGTTACAAACACGTACTGGTCTTGCAACTCGCCATTTGTGCCGAGTAGCTGCGCTGTGCGCTTGCCGTTTTCGTCTGTGAAAAATTTAACTTGCTTTGGCTTGTCTTTTTGCGCTTCGGTTTGCTTCGCTAATATCTTAGCGGTTTCAATGTTCTCTTTATTTCTAAACTCCTCCGCTTTCATTTGCAGCTCGGCCATTATGCGCTGGCTTTCAACGTTAAGTTCTCCTTTAAGTCGCTCTAGCTCTAGCGTCATTTTCATCTGCGCTTCTTGCTGCTTGACCTGCATCTCTACTTGCTTCTCAGCGGCAGCCTGTTGGATTTCGCCAACTTTGATCTGTAACTCTTGTTGTTTGAGCTGTAATAGAGCTTGGTCTTTTTGCGCTTGCTGCTGGACTTGTAACATCTTAGGGTCCGGCGGCGCTGGTTGTGGGTTCTCTGCCGCTGCACGTTGCTGCGCTTCCAGCTCCCCAAAGACCTTTTCGATGCTAGTCTCAAGGTCGCGGCCTGTGCGGAATGTTCGAACGACAAATAGGAGCATTTCGCCGACAACGCCAAGCATTTCGGGGCGAGCCTGGATGACGCCAAGCGATGCGTTAATGTATTGTGTGGCATACTGTAGGAACTCAAGACGCGCTGTCTTCTCTGTCGCTTCATCGATGGCTATCGTTGAATCCGTCTCAATGTCGATGCGGAAGCGACGAAGCGCGTCCGTTCTAAGAAGCTCAACCGCTTGGTCAAATAACACCTCTGTTCCGCTATCTGTGTCGACTAAGACCTGTAACTGTTCGCCGGTCTGTGGGTCTTGCACGGTATACGCGCCAGCCATTAAAGCGAGCGTTTCCGGCTCAAACTTCTCAGCCATTATTTCGCCTTTAATGGCTATAAGGTCCCGCGCAAAGCGTTGAATATCTCGCTGCCTATCTGAGAGTCTAAGCGTAGCAAACTGTCCCTTTATTTGCTGCGCTGTCGCTGTCTCGTGTGGAGCACTAACGCCGCGTATAAGGTCGCTCATGCCGGTAATCTCAAAAAGCTGCTGCTTTGTTATTTGGATACTAGCGTCAATTTGGTTTAAAAGCGCCACAAGGTCTTTAAGCGGCATAAACTGCACTACGCCAGCAAAGCCGCCGGACTCAAGGAAGCGCGGCCAGTCTTCGATAGGAATAAGCTGGTTTTCTATACCTTCTTCTAGTATGCGCTTGATGCCCTCAAACTGCGCGTCATACACCCCAGACGCTTTAAGCGAGCGGATAAGAATAGAACGCTGTGTGTTTAAGCGGTCAAGCTGCACGGCTTGGTGCTGGTACATCTTGTAATCCGCAATTGGGATTAGGCAGTCAGTCGTGTGCGTCGCTAGTAGCGGCTTAGGGCACGGGAAAAAGTCTTTTAGGTTTAGCGGGTCCTCTCGCTTATCGAGCAGCCGCTCAGGCATTTGCGGACAGAACCAATACACCGTTTTATCTTCTTTGTTCCAAAGCTCGATAACGATGGCTTTTTTGAATACGCCTAAAACGTCCTCATCGTCAGCCGTCTCATCTTCGTGCTTGCTAGAATACGCAAGCGGTACAACGCGGCCAATGTCGCCAAAGCGCTCTATAAGCTTTTTGCGCGTCATAAAGGCGCGGCGAGATACCCACGTAACTTCACGCCAAGTACGCGCAGGGGAATGGTCGAAGTCGCTCCAGTGGACGTATTCGCAGACTACTTCTTCGTAATCAAGTCGCTCAACAACTTCGCCTTCAACTTCTTCAGTTGATATCGTCGGTATGTACCTAACCCACGCTTGGCCGCGGCCAACGATAAGCCAGTCATCCCGGCAAGAAAACAGAGTTTCATTAAAATCATATTCCCCTATCGCATATTCCAAATCGCGTTCTAGCACCTGCGCGGCCACCCGTGCTACGGGGTCTGAGTCGCGGTAACGCCTCTCTACAACCGGTTTGGGCGTGCGTGAATATAACGCTGGTTTAAGTACGTTTACATTCGACCAGAATATGTTATACGACCCTTCGTTACTCGGCTGCGCAAGCACATTAATGCTGGTCTTCTCATCCTTATATACATCTACTAGCTTTTTAGCGTCGTCGCGGAATTTGCGGGACTTCTTGCGGCTGTCTTCCCACTCAGCGATAAAGCGCGCTGCGGAGTTGTCGTTTTCGTTGTCTGGGAGATCAATCATGACTATATCAAATTATACGTTGGTTTGCTTACTTTATTGTTCGCGCGAATGACGTCGTTAAGTGTAGGTTTTACCACTTTAATAGCTTGTGAGGAAGCAATATTTTCAGCGCGCTTGGTGTATGGGCGCGACATGCACCCATATCTGAGGCTATCGCCGCAATTATGCACGACTACGCCAATAGAAAGGGTGAACGCTTCATCCCTCGGTACTGTTATGCAGTAAACATCTTGCTTCTCTTTCAGCCTTTCGACGCTTACGCAACGCTTTTGCTTTGCAATTCGGGTGACAATACTTGCTAAAACTCGACGCAAACTTAGTGGTATAGTAAGGCTTGCCGCATTGCTGGCACTCTTTTTCGACGTTCTTAATAGAAACGTTATCCAAGAATTTCCCGCAATTTTTCCGGACATGCTCCCTATGCCACGCTCTCCCGGCTTCGCTCCTATGCCATTTTGCGGCCTCCTCTCGCGCTCCCTCACTAAACTCTGTCCTACCGCGTAGCTTGCGGTGGTATTTGCGGTGTGCAGTCGTAGAGAGTAGTTCAAGATTGTTAAGGCTATTATTGTTTCTGTTATGGTCTTTATGGTGGATTTCCATGCCTTCAGGAATTGGCCCGTTATGATATTCCCACACAACCCTATGTAACCGCGTGCTCCCCTTTTTACGCTTCGTTTGTCGGCTGAAGTACTTGCCGCATTTGTAATAACGCAGGCCGTTAAACTCTTGTATGCTTTTTGTAACAATTGTGGGGTCCATGTTCTATTCTCGCTACTAATGGTGCCGGATAGATTGACCGCTTTCACCCATCCGTCACGGGTTAAAAACTGATGATCGGGCGTGCATACTACGCATGTCCCATCGCTGTAAGTGACCTTAACTACGTCAGCGGCTTCCCGCGTCCTTCGGCCATTGAAAAAATAGGTATAATCGCCATGGCGGCTCTTGACGTACCCCTCCGTTAGCTGCTCTATCGGGATGTCTCCGTCAATTGTCGCAACTAGCGTCCCAGCCGCAAAGCAGTGGTCATCACCGGTGGTGTCGATATCCTCTTGCTTCTTTAAGTCGTGCTGAAGCGCCGGGACCGTTCTAATGCAGTTTGTACACGTTGAAAAGAAAACTAGCCCAGGATACCCATCATCATCGCCGATAAGGCGAGACCGAATATTATTCCAACCCACAATCCGAGCGTTATCAGCACGGCGAAAATTAACCCCTTCACGATAAAATACCTCCGCTATACTTGGGCCGCCTTCCTCCTTAAACATCGCAGGGTCGGCAACCGAATACGTTATAATCTCACCTCGCTCCTCGCGCTCTATAATGCCGCGCGCTACATCCTCCTGGCGCATCCGTAGGCCCTTATTTGGGCCGCTAGCGCCGTACCACTCACGGTAAACAACAAGCGTGCCCTTGCCTAGCCCCTCTATCGTTCCGTCGCTTACAGCGAACCACAGGCACGCAAACGGGGCCGCTGAACCCCAATCGAACGCGCGAAACTTAAGCCAGTGCGGCGGAATCTTAAAAGGCCGCCTAACGTGCCGCTTAGTCGAGAACTCACTAAAATACGCGCCCGTTATCGCTGTCCAGTCGCCTTCGAGCCAAGCGCGCACAAGCTCGGGCGACCCTACCCCCTTTAGCCGGTCAGCGTAATCGGGGTCTTTTTCTAACAGTATTTTATTATCGCTGACTTTAGACGGAATAAACATCCGCGTAATGTTCGTTTCGGGGTCGTCAAACGGCTTATACCCGTCTGGAGCGTAGTCAATAAAACGCGCTTTTACCCAGTGGTGGCCAGGGCCGCCAGGGTTGGCAGTCGCTCGTATACGCTTGGTCGGTACGTCGTGAGATGACCGCAGACACGCGGTGAGCATTAAGTATCCAGCGTCATCGCTCCACTGGCCAATCTCATCGAACGCTATCCAGACAAATTCATGTCCCTGAAAACGACTGGCGTCCTGCGATGAGTCGAGATAAACGAAGCGTAACGTTGCGCCGTTCTCCCACTGCCACTCTTTTGCGGTCACCTTATACATACAGTCGCCGGTTGCGCCAAAAATCTGCTGTGAGCGCTTAATTGCGTGCCGTAGGTCGTCATATGTGCGGCGGATAAAAATACCCTGCCACGCTTCGCCGTACTTATCGACGTCTTGCAGCCAGTCGCCAAGCAGGTAGTCCGTATTATGCGTTGCTACGTAGCTTTTTCCGGCGACAAACATCCCGTCAGGATGCGATACCTTGATACACACGCTTTTCCCGGCTTTCGCCTTCGTTATAGCTGTTATTTGGCGCTCCTTCGTCCTAAACGCTGTGTTGGGTAAACGATTATATAACGTCTTTTTAGTAGCGAGCTTAAACGGTAAATCGCGCTCCCCGTGAACTAAGCTAACGTTGTACGTTTTTATCATGCCGTCGTGGTCACGCCCCGATATTCTGCTATAGATGCCAAGTGACCACGCAATACGCTGAGCGCAAACCGCTATTTTCTCGCATTTCGTTAAAAAGTAAACAGCGTTATCTATAAACGTCGCCCCAGCGTCCAAAAACCCCGCTAAAAGGTCGCGCCTGTCCGCTATCGACCCCATTTCGTACACGTAGGGTACGTATTTGTCCTGTACGAGCAAGTCGTTTATCCCTAAATCGATAAGCGCCTGCCTGGTAGCGCCACCAACAATTTCGCCGCCCCACGAATGGCGTTTTAGCGTGTCCCCCTCAGGTAAATGCCGCTCAATACTGTCGCACAGCTCCTGGCTAACGTTTAAACGCAACAAATCGGAGCGCAGAAGCTTGCAACCGAGCAAAACGCCCATCAAATACGGTTTTATCTTAATATTCGCATGAACGCGCAAAGAAAGCGTGTGCTGAACCGGTTTTATCGCTGGAATAAACGTTTTCCCCTCATGCGTGGGAAAACGCTCAACTAAAAGCTTCGTTGTAATAAGCTGCCAGCGACCAAGTACTCCATTTTTGTCGCTGTAGCGCACTTTCCAGATATGATCCTCGTCACACTCAATATGCGACCCATCGCAAAACTGTATTTTATAAAACACTTGTTCACTACGCGGATACACGCCAATAACCTTAGTCGCCTTACCGCTCGGATGCGCAACCTCGTCCCCTACCTTAAGCGCAGATATCGGAAGACCCCCTAGAGGCGTCTGTACGCGCTCATGCGGCCTTAAACCTTTCCCCCCACCCCGAGCACCGCCGTAGAGCAACTCAGTACACCACGTCGCTTGTATCGCGTCAGCTTGCGGCCCATCCTGCGGAAACCATACCGCACCGTCGCCTATCTCCTCCTCGGCCTTCGGTAAGTTAAAAATACCGCTGTCGTCATCGTTTTTAGTCGGCATAATCGTCGAACTCTCTGCGCTTAACCTCTTTGTAGTTATCCTCCCACTCACGGTACACGCGCTTGCTGCGCTCCCCCTGAAACTCAATGCCGCACGGCTCACAGCGCACAATGTATAGAGGCGCCTGCGGATGCAGCATCTCAATTTCCGGCATTACGCCGCAATACGGGCACGGTGGTAATGGGTCGCCGTCGCTCATGATAAAAGCGCCTCCACAAGCCGATCGATAGACGTTTTATCCATAAAATAAAACTCGCTGTCAGGTACGCCGGTACGCTCAATGACAAGCGTCCAGTCGACGGGCTTATCCCCCGCTAAAAACTCCGGCGTAGATGCGTAATAATGATACGCTCGAATATCGTCGTAACGGAATATCGCACCCCCGCCCCTGTCGTCCTCAATGTGTATAAGTTTTGACATCACTCGCCCTCCTTCGGATTCGGATCTAATACCTTCGGCTCCGTAAGCTCTTTTATACGCTCCTGCTGCCGCTTAACCCACTCCTCCCGCGTCTCCTGCGGGGGTGCGTCTACCTTCGTGCGCGTAGATGAGTCAGACGCCGCTGGCCCCTCTGCGCTGAAAAGCTCCGGCAAATCACGCTGAATAACCCACTGACGCACCTGGATACGCAGTCGGCTGCGCTGTATATGCTCATGGTTCCATACCGGCTTACCGTTGTCGTCTAAATAACTATCCGCTTCCGCGTCGTCCGCTATGCGCACAAGGTCATCAATCCAGGTAAGCGCACGAATCTTTCTCGCGCGCATATACTCACGCGCTAATTCGCGGTTGCGTGAAACGTATTGTAAGAAAGAAGTGCTTGACGGGTAGTCTTCATCAGCGCAGATAGCGGGTAGCGTCTCGCCCTCAGCAAGACGCTCCAAAACGCCGTACATGTCTTCTAGCGACCACTTGCGAGCAACGCCCTTTACGGGTGCGTCAACCTCGACCTGCTCGCCGTCGTCGTCCTTATCGATATAATCGCGCACAGAATAAAATCGCCCATTTTAAAACCGCGTTTAGAACCGCTAAAAAAACTACCTGTAAAAAATATAGCACGTTACGCGCAATAATGCACGCGAAAAATACGCAAAACACGTACAAATACGCGAATGCGCTATGCGAATATGCGAAAGCGCGTAGGTGAAGTAGCGGAAGTAACGCGGAAACGATGCGGCGAAGGTGGCGAAGGTGCGGATGTGGCGCGAAAAACGGGGCAAAATATCCGGCGTAAAATGCGGGTAAATGATATGGGGGTTGTATACAGCAGTGGCGACCACGGTTTCGGGGATCGCCCCCACCCCGGGCGTTTTGCGCGAAACCTGGCGGCGTTTTTGCCCTCAGCCACGAAAAAAAGCGTTTATCGTAGCTACGTAGCGGCGTAAGTGCGCGTAATCACTACACACGCAGGCGCTAACACTGATTATACGCATAATCAGTCCTACGATTAGGGCGGCTGGCGGGCGGCGGCGAAGCGACTCAAACGCGTGCGCGGCTGAGTATGTAGCCAAGGCTACACCGTCCACCGCGCCACCATCGCTACGTGCGCACCCTCGCATAAGCGTAGTAGTGCGTGTATATCGCTCACATCGCGTTTAAGGCGTCTGTGCGCCTCTGTGAGCGTCGTTTAGCGTTTGCCTGTAGCTAGGTAGCCATTCGCGTAAAGCGTCTCTACGTTTCTCTCAGGCGTCAGAATCGCTATGCAAAGTTTGCGTAGTTAGCGTGGTTAATGTATGTGTGTTTTGCTAACACTTTTCTAACAATTCGCTAACACTTTGCTAACGTTTGTTAGTGATGCGTCGTGAGTAGTGTTCGTGGGGGTGTTGAAGCGCGACGAGGATAGCCGCGCTGGGGGTGTGGTTGTTAGCTGCGTGCTTGTAGTGTTTGCGTGTAAAGCGTCATGTACTTACGCAAGTAGTCCAGCACGCTTCCGTCGTCTGAACGCTTATCGAGTTCTGCGAAGTGCGTTCTGTCGTCATCTGAGAGCGTATGCGTGAAAATCGCTGCTTGTGCATCTCTATCGCGTAAAAGCACATCCGCGCCGCCCGTCACTACTTTGTCGAGCATACGACCTAATGTGACCCGCGCCGCTTCGCTTGTCGTCATGCAATCCTGCGCTGACAGCGTGAAGAGCATACAGTGCTCCGATAGCGTTTGTTTCTGCTCGTCTGTTAGTTGTCCGTATGTAAGTTTATCGTTATTCATTGCCATTTCTCCATTTAGCGTGCTTCGTTGCATCGCTTAATTGTAAGATACCCTAACTGTCATACTCTGTCTACACTTTTTGTTATTTTTTTTGTTTTTGCGTGTTTTACGTACGTTTTTACGTCGCGTTTGTGCAGTAAACACGTACATATCGTATAGAACGCTGTTTTGCTCGCGCCTAGGATAGCGTGGTTGCGCTTTGTCGCTTATTAGTAATGAAGTGTGTCGCTTGAAAAAAAGATACGTATTGCGTGTGCTGCGTAGCTGCGTATAATACGCTTGTCGCAAAAAAGGCATAGCTTCAGCAATGTTCTAAGCCAATCGCTGAGCTTTCCTCGCTATCGCTGCTCTTGTAGCAAGAAAAGAAAGTTTTTTTTGCGTGAGCTTCGCTCTATTTGAAACGTAGAAGGGCTTGAGCGTCTTCTCGTTTTCCGTAACATCCTATCTGTTATTTATTTTAGCATATTTTGAAAGAAAAGTCAAATACAAACGTTGTTATTTTTTCTTTGGTCTGGTTTAGTTCTATATCGTAGTCGTTGCCCTATGCCACTCGACTCTATTATTTACGGGATGAAACGTTACCGTCTCTAGTTAGAATAAGCATTCTAGTAATCCGTTCTATTTTAGCGTGTACGTGTTTTAAACAGGGGTAAAAGCGACAAAACGCAAAAAACGTCAAAATAAAATGGTTAGCTCTTTAGCGTATTTTGCCGTAATTACGTGTAATCGTTAGCAAATAAAGCCCAATAAAATGGTTAGTAGCGTAATAAAATGGTTAGCTCTTTGTCGCAACCCGACCTAAGCGTCTGATATCGTTACCGAATAAAGCGTAATAAAATGGCCACACTTTAGCGTTTTTCGCTAGATCGAGGCGTTTACGCATATTTCTTTGTACGTGTTTTACGACATTTGCGTTAAACGACTGCGTATTAGCGTTTTAGCGTATTGACGGCAGAAGAGAACTATATTGAAATGTGGACAAACTCTCCGCTGCGCTCCGAGTACCGCGCTCAAGGGCTGTGGATAAGCCATTGATAACCTGTGGACAGCCCTTCGGGACTGACCACAAGTTATCAACAACTTACCCACAACCACGCGCTTTGCCCACAATCCAACAGAGTTGCAGCTACTACTATTAATTTTTTTTTATTTTTTACAGTCGACAAAAATCGCTATGAAGAAGAGACCGACATTGACGCCACACGACATATACGACTACGACGAAGCGCCCTATTCGCAGCTACGTGACGACGAAGTAACCGACGGAGCGCAGGTAACGCAGCCTGTGCGCGAGCTTATCGCTAACGCGGTATCGCTGCACGTAGCTAGCGACAACACACTACTATGCGTCTTAGACTGCGCTGATGCGCGTGTAACGCTACCGATCGATTTAGATCGCGCTAAGATGCTGCGTGACGCGCTAGAGAAGCATATATTCGCGCATACGCATTACAACCTAGCGAAGTAACGCGATAACGCTGCCAGTGCGCGGGTTCTATTATATTTATATATCTAGCAGTAGTGCAACACTGTGGAACTGTGGTCAAAGTCGCGTGCTGTTGAAAAGTTGTTGATAACTTGTGGTCAGTCCCGTAGGGCTGTCCACAGGTTATCAATAGCTTTTCAATAGTTGAGCGACGGTGCGTAGCGGAGCGGAGCATTGTCCACATTTCCACATTGTTCGTATCCAACGTAGCAAGCGCACACGCATACGTATACAGCGCACAGAGCGCCTACGTGGCCCGTAGCGGCGTTTTAACGAATATGGCTAGGTAGGTATAGGAGGGAGGCGTTTAGGCGCTGTACGAGCCGCCTAGCGGCCTATTTGGACGGCTTGGGGGGTTTTGCGTGTTTCGCGTACTCTTTGCAAGTAGCTACGTGCTGCATGTACTTATCGGGATTGTAAAACCACTCTTCGCAGTAACAGTGTTTGCGCCTGACGCCTAAGCGCGCTTGTTGCTGCATGAGCTTCAAGACGTGTCTGTCGAGCCAGTCTTGTAGCTGCTTCTTTTTCTTGATCGGCATAATCTCAATCGCGCGCTGTATGCGCGACATGTACATGAGATGCCGTTTTTGCGACTTTTTCGCGTCGAACTCTGCTCCAATGCGCGCTAGCGCCTCATCGAAAACATCGTTCTCTTTCTTTGTGCGCTCTTGTCGCGTCTCCTTTTTCTTCATTTTCCTCGCCTTTTATAATGATGTTATGTTTTAAACGCAGCCTATGCAGGTCAGCGATTGGTATGCCTAGTGCGAGAGCTACGTTGTTCCAGTTTTTTAGCTTAGTATACGCGTCTTCAATACTGCGACAAAGTAGCGTCTCTAGCGTCCTGTGCTGCCACGTTAGCGCGTTTTCTGCGATATCAAACGTAACGAGCATAGGATCTAGGGATGCGTAGTCGCGCGCTTTCTCGAAGTGTAGCTGAAAGCCGCTTTTCACGTCTGTGGTTGGCCGTAGGCCGACAATCCAGTCCATTGGCTGTTCACGCTGTGAGGTACCAAGCTGTGCGCCGGACTTGCCGCTATGATGCACGTGGACGATTGTCTTGCCTTGCGCCTTCAGCGACAGGTAAAAGCTGCGTAAGCGGCCCCAACGCTTCACTTCGTCGTCTCTCGCGTCTAGCTGGCTGCATACGCATCCTTCGTTATCGACTATGATAACGTCAGCGTGTGCGCAGGCAGGGCCGTAGATAGCGAGCTGGGCCGCTGGGTCGCTTAGGTTTGGCAAGTCGCCACCAAAGCTGCTGATGCTTAGAATGCTCATTCGGTCGGGTGCGATAGCGACGGGTTGACCGTTGCATATTTGCTGCAAGCGCTTCTTTAGCTTATATGCGCCCATCTCGCCATCTATGTAGAGAACGCGGCGCGGTTCAGGCGCTGACCAACCGAGAAGCGGCTGGCCGGTAGATATAGCGTACGCGAGTGATAGACTAAAAAACGTCTTACCGACTCCACGCGGTGCGTGAATCATTCCAAGTGCGCCTTCTTCTAACCACAACCCGAGGATCGGTCGTGGGGTTCCAAGCTCAGCATCTAACAGCGCAGTAGCGTTAAGCGTACCGCCGTCTGGCGTTATCATTGTATTATCTCGCTATTAATAAGCTCTAGTTGTCGTTGCTCGAATTCTCTGCGCACTTCTTCGATTAAGTCAGCATCGCTTTTTTTGCGTGGTAAGTCGTTATAACGCTCTCTAGCGTTACGTAGCCACGTTAGCACTGTTCTGTGCCAGCCCTTTCGCTTCTCGTTGCGACCTTTTCCATCTATAAAGTGCGCTTTCATCGCGTCAGCTTGTCGCGCTAGATAGTCATGATCGTCTTCGCAGTACGCTACATATTGATCGTATTCTGCATCTGTCGGCGACCAGTCCGCGAAGTAACACAAACCCGGCTCATCTTTCTTCGTTTTCTTCTTCTTCGCTTTTACTGCTGTCTTTTTATTCGTATCTACAATTCGTATCTTCATTGCGTTCCCTCTTCCTTTTCTTGCGTTCACTTCAATTGCGTTACTACTTACAAGCGTATTAATCGCGGTGCGTACAGATTGCCGCGAGATACCATTAA